ATCCAAGACCGATTTCAATTAGCGGTGCGTAAGGATTGAAAGGCGTGCTCGCTGCATTAGCGGCTCTTGCACCTTCAAGAACGGTAGTCAAACTGTCAGAGCCGCTGTATTGTGCGTTCTTTAATGCGTCTGCAATTACAACGGTTTTTTCCTGAACTGCGTTAATACCATTCTGAAGTTTTTCAACTGTGCTCAATGCATTAGGGTCTAAGCTGCCATTTTGCTTAAGAGTTTCTAATGCAATTTTTGTCTGCTCCTGAAACTGGTCAATTTGATTGCTTAACTGCTGGGTTTGATTTGCCAGACTTTGAAGATCGTCAGGTTGGACATTCGGCATTTGACAACCGCCAAGCCATAGACTTAAAGCTGTAACAATGATAATTACCGCAATCGCTACATCCCATTTGCTGATTTGTTTTAATGATTTCATTTCCGTACTCCTTAAAAAAATATTAATTGTTAACCGACAACGCTGCCGATTTTTCTTTTGAATTCATAAGCGAGCCATTGAGGACATTTGTGCTGCTGCATCGAACACACGGTTTGATTACATTGAGCTCTCTGCCGAAATACATCATCTGGCAATCCAGACAGTAGTGAGCATAAAAATGTTGTATCTCGTTTTTGATTATTGTTTTATTCATATCTTTTTATCTTTGTTAATTTGCAGCGATTATTGAATCTTTCCCCGTTTCACCCCTTCTATACGCGTGCGCGCGCATCGCGTCACGCGCGTGGGGGTGGGGTGAATAGGAGAAAGATTATTATTTTTTTTATTAAATATATTATTTTTCATATACTTATGACTTTTGAATCTTTCTCCGAATCTTTCACCCCCTACAGGTGAAACATTCGCAATTTTTTTTCTTTTTTTGCTTTTTGTCTTCATATGGCCTCAAAACAGCTCAAATCAGTCGAATCTTTCACCCCAAAGGTGAAAGATTCGGGGAAGGATTCAATCCTCCAGCAAGTGATATCCCTTCCCTTTATTGGTTTTAGTTTCAATGATGACAGATTCGATATCTCCCTGCTCAGTTAAAGTGTCTATGAGGTTCTTAAAGTTTGTCTTCTCAATTTTCATCCGCTTCATAAGTACGCTATGCAGTAGTGTTTGATGCTTGGCTTGACGAAGTTTTTGTTTAACTTTCAGACATAAAGCATCAAAATCATTTTCAGCAACATAGCATTGAGTAAGATAGAGCATCCTCCGCAATTGATGATCTATAAGTGCAACAGACCATTTTGCAGCAGCTGCGCCAACCAAAGGTGACAAATGATTTTCACTGCACGCATAAATAAGGGCTAATTTTCTGGCATTTTCGTTTGCCCTGCCCCATACAGTTTTTGAAACTTCATCATTATTCTCTTCCGCTTTCGCATATTCGCTGTCAGCAAATACCCGGAAATCATCCAAAATGCGTTTGCCTTCAGCGGAGTAGTCGACAACTGCGGGAACAGGATTAACATCAATAAGGTTGTTGGGTTTTCCGGGATTAAAGTTTTTCCACCATTTAGCAGTCTCAAGTATTTCTTTAGGCATCGAATCAATAAGACCGGCATCCTTACCTTCCGACCGCTTGCCCACATCAATAGTTATCATTCTTGCGATAAATCCGTTGGTAAGCATTCGTTCGCTTAGTGCGCTATAATAATATTTTGGCGTTGCCGTTCCAAAAAATGTAAGATGCGGCTGGTTTATAAATCCTGCGGGGATTTTCCCGGCTTTTCTACGCATTGGATAAACAGAATTGCTGGATGTGTACATTGTAAGAAGCGTACTCATTATGCTCTCATAATGGCCGTCTCGGCTCTTATTAAACGCCAGAAGCATGGTATCAACTTCATCATTTTGAAAGAGCATGCACGGCGACTGAAACATCGCATCCTGCAAACCTTCACCAGAGGCAAATTTATCTCCTAAGGCATTCATTTCGCCTATCTGGTTAAGGATGTATGCATTGATTTTGCGGGGATAATCTTTGCCTGTTGAAGCGCCGGCAAGAGCAAGGATATAAATGTTGGGCCGAAGATCACCTTTCTCGCGAACCTTTCGACTGCATAAATAAGATTGACCGGCCAGACTTCCACAAAATGCCATGTGTTGATTGGGATATGCTGAAACCTGCATACAAAAATCAATTACCCGCGAAACAAATCCAGGAACACGCAGAAGCTCAATTGGAATTGGACCGGGGTCAGTAAATTTTTGAATTTGTTTATCTTCTTTTTCAGTAGATTTGACCAATGCGGAAATATTTACATCGGTTGGCACTTCGGTATTTTTTTCGCCATAGCCTTCTGCTGCCAGTGTCTGTGCCGCCTCGCTGTAATCGCCATTATGCTCAAGAAGTGTGTAAACGCTAAATGGCGAGTACGCCCTATCGCCCTCAAATGGATAAGCATTCTTTGAAAAACAATAAAATACTCTATCTTTCAAACTAGCTGACCAGCCAATCTCTTTACCAGGTCTGCGCCAACGCTCGTTTTCACCGCCTTGGGCTAAAGTCCAGCCATGTGAAATGAGAACAGTTTTAAAATCTCCGCGAGCATTGTAATCATCACCGGGACGAAGTGAATTATGCGATGCAGATACAACTGGCTCTCGGACTGGTTCAGGTATAAATTCATTTAATGCCCATGCAGCTTCAAGTAATATTTCACGGTCATCTGCAATTAAAACCGGCAAATTCGTAAAATCACCCTGAATTAATTCATAGCCCGGTGTTGGAGCACATAGAAATAACCCACCCTCGCCACGGGTCTCTATTGATGTAAGAATGACAAACCAATTACCATCTTTATCCTTGCGAGGTTTGTACTTTTTGCCACAAACGGTTATTTCATCACCGTTTGATGTAACTTGTTTTCGCTGGGCAAGCTTAAGATTACCGCTAATTTCAGTTTCGCAGCGGTAGACCACATGTCGACCACCAGATTGCGACTTTTCGATTAAAAGAAGCGGCAATATATCCGGCATTGTTTGCTTTATAAGCTCATACCATTTCTCGAATTGTTCTCCGCATAAATCAAAATCTATCATTTCAAGATTGCCGGAGACCTTGCCAGTTACAATACACAGACCGCTATTATTAGTTCTGAACCATGACTCTAATTCAGAATCGTATGGAAGGCGCTTCTGGAATTCTTTCCACTTAGATAATGCTGCAAATTTTAATTGTACATTCGCAGGTAAAATGGAAAGACCGGCCTTTAAATATGAAAAAGATATTTCCCTTAAGTTAGGCATAGTTTCTTAGAATTAAAACGGGATTTCATCGTCTACGGGAAAATACTGCGGTTCTTGTTGGTCGCATTGCCAGTTGTTTGCTTCTGGATCATCGAATTTATATCCAACTATCCTGTCAAACTTCTGGCCAGGGATATGTTTTACAATTATTTTTATTGGTTCTCTGAGCCTGCCATTTTCTGCGAAAAAAACCGCCAAATCAGATTGCTCAGGTGCAGGTTCATTGGACCTTTGACTCCACCAAATTTCTGCTTTATGGCGTGCGAAACCTGTGTGCTCGAAACATATCCACTCTGAAATATAAGAAGCAAAACCTATTTTATATTGCACTCGCATGGTTCGAGGTGATTCGGTTTTAACTCCCTTCTTGGTGTGAACGTTGTATAACACCTCTTCGACTGCATATTCATTAACACTTGCCTGGTCTGACAGAATACCTTCGGTGCTGGCAGTAGTTTCATGTTTTGTTTTCTCCGGCGGTGGAAATTCGTATCCACAAGCGGGACATCTTGAATAGGCAGCGTGAATGATTTCACAGCATCCGGGGCATTCTTTTGCAGGTGCATCTCCATTTCCTTTGGCAATCTTATCTGTGACCCGCAGGCAGTCAACGGGTCCATGACGAAGAATATTCCCACCAAAATCCAATACCAGACAATCATTTTTGCTTTCATGTAATCTAAAACCCCTTCCTGTCATTTGGTAATAAAGCCCCGGCGACATCGTCGGGCGCAACATTGCTATACAATCGATATTAGGTGCATCAAAACCAGTAGTTAAAACATTTACATTGCACAGATATTTGAGTTTCCCGCTTCGAAAATCATCAATCATCTTCTTTCGCCAGCCATCAGGGCTATCGCCAGAAACGAAACCACAATCAATATTGTGCTGCTCCTGAAAAATTCGCTGAATATGTTTTCCATGATCAACACCTGCGGCAAAAATAAGCACAGCATGTCTATCGTATGTATATTCGAATATTTCGGAACATGCAGCTTCGACACGAGTGTCGGTATCCATTAACTCTTCAAGTTCATTGCAGATAAATTCGCCACCGCGAATGTGAAGCCCGTTTGTGTCTACCTTAATCTTTGATGCTTTCGAACGAAGCGGACAAAGAAAACCATCGCGGATAAGTTCCTTGATGCCGATTTCATAGCAAATTTCATTTAGAATATTATCCGGTCCGCAAATCATACCTGTGCCGGTTCGATATGGCGTCGCAGTCGTACCAATAATTCGAATATTTGGATTTACAATTTTGGCATCCCGCAAAAATGACAAATACATTCCTTCACCACTTGTGGCTATAAGATGCGCCTCATCTATTATGATTAAATCAAACGGTTCAAATTCAAATGCCTTTTTATAAATGGATTGTATCGATGCAGCTATTACCGGCTGGTGCATATCTTTTTGTTTAAGCCCGGTAGAATAAATGCCTACAAAATTATCACCAAGAAAATGTTTAATTTTTCCGGCATTTTGCTCGATAAGCTCCTGGACATGTGCAAGAACAAGCACCCTGCCATCCCAAAGTGAAACAGCATCGCTGCAGATTTGAGCCAGGACAACGCTTTTTCCCGAACCTGTCGGCAGCACGAGACATCCATTGCCTGTGCTTTTCCGCATATATTCGTAACATGCGTTAATTGCTTGTTTTTGATATGGTCGAAGTTCTATCATTGATTACTCTTATGGTTACTGTTGTTTTTCCACCATTGACCGGGTTTTTCATAACGGTGGTAAGATGTTTTATCTGACAATCGTTATAAAAAGCTCTGCCTTTTTCCAAAGCATCCAGAAGTGGTTTTTGAATATTGTCAATATCCCGCTTCCTCCTATCCGGCGGGTATGCCCTTACCTTCATTGCAAGCATACCCGCCATCGGCTTTACATTTGCTGCCATAAGAACGCTGCATACACGTTTGCGAAACATCATGCCTTCACGTCCTATGAATGTTCTATTTCCCCGCCGTTTGAAATAATGATTAATACTTGGCGGATATGGCAACTCTATTGTTATCTTTTCCAGGGTGCAATCCCTTTCGCAGCAGCTGCGGTATTCTGAACAGGTGCAACTTCACGCTTGCTATATTTTTTTATTTCATTTGTTGCTTCATCTGAGTCGCTGCGTTTTTTAACTTTGACTGAAATTTGTAAAGGCAAATTGTGTAATTGAACTGAATCTGTTGGCGTCATCACACCAACCGCTCGACAAATATCAGCTAACTGACTTTTTGCGATTTTTACTGTGAGTTCATTTTTGTTTTCCAAACACAGCCGGGACCAAACTAATCTGCCTTTGTATTCACCTTCAATAATTTCGAATTGGAGTTCGAGAAGGCTGCCATCTCCATTTTTGGTAGGCTTGATTTGCGAGTTGGTAATCGCAGCAATGTATTTGCCCGCCGGTATGGGATCAAAATCATCTGCCGGTTCGACATTATTTGCGTTAAATCCATTAAGGTTAGCCATTGTTTACGTTCTCCAGATTGGTAGTTGTTTGATTTGAATTATTGAGAGCACTGATAAATGCATCCCATGACAAAGGAATTTCATACGGAAGATTGTAGCGGTTCTTAGCAATACAAGATGGCCCTCCAACTGTGCGAATAACACGCTCACCACCATCTTTGCCAAGTCCAACAGCGATGGTTCGCTCTTTTCCAAAACCTATATTCTCTGATTCAGTTCTGAATTTACGGGTTGCAAATAAAACCGCATCCGCCCATTCCGTAAGTAAAGCTGTAGCATGTTTGTGCATCCGTGGCGTATAGCGGTCATAAGCATTCGATTCTGGGTCTTCAAATCGCTCTACTCTCGCGTGTGCGATAAGAATAACGGCCATGTGCCGTTCAGTTCGGAGCGCATCAAGAGCATCGACAATCTGTCGCCAGAACCCCAACGCGGCAATGTAACCTTTGCCATAACCGCCATCGCATTTTTCAATTGAGCTCGCACCAGACAGACGGCACAATTCTTCCCAAATAAGTTGTTCCAACCAATCGCAACTATCCACGATTACAGTTTGATAGTCGTGTTTTTCAATCGCCAATGCAGATAGGTATGCTTCCACATCACTATATTTTTTAGCGAGTGGAAACGATGCACAGTCAATTTCGCTCAAGCCATCTTCTGTAGGAATAAAGATAGGATTAGGTGCATTTGCACCAAATGTGCTTTTGCCTACGCCTTCAATGCCGTAAACCATTAATCTGGGAGGCATTGCACGCTTTCCTGTGTGAATTTGTTCAAGTATTGACATAGAAACCTTTCATTGAATTTGATTTTTTTAGGAAGCTGCAGCTTTCCTTCTACATAGGTATTCGAATGAGATTGGTCTCGGGGAACGCTAGTTTGAAATTTTTTTGAAAATCACGTTAGTAATACGTTAGTGATATTACTAACGTTAGTGCCAACATTGACGAATTATTACTAACGTTAGTAAAACGTTGATGAAAAATCGCCAACGTTGCCACTAACGTTATCGTTATAAAAAACGTGATGCCCTACATACTCATTTCTACATATCCGGCACAATCACATTCAGTCGTTATTCAATTGAAAGTTTTTTTAAAAGGAAAACACATGAATGCAAAAGAGATTGTGCAAAACTACAAAGGCATTGTTGAACCACGCAAAATTGCCAGTTTAATTGTCAAAGCTAAAAAACTTGGACTACCTGAACATATGATTGAGGATGTCGTTCAGGACTTTGTACTCAAGATAATTGAATTTAAATATGATTCCCAAAAATCAAATGGAGCAAGTGAAATAACCGCACTCCTGGCTATCTTTGAAAATAAAATCATTGATATTGTTAGGCGGCTTGAATTTGAGAAAGATTTTATAGAAAAGAAATCTCATAGTGTTGTATTTGAATGTAACCAAATTCAGCCATTGCAAATGAGAATGGATATACAGACCGCACTAAAAGTATTAACCCCCGTTGAAAGACGAACATGTATGCAGTTAGCTAACGGTTTGACCATCAAGGAAATAGCTAAACTGCAGAAATGGAGATTCACTAAGGCCCGAAAGATTGTTTCGGAAATTAGAAATAAATTAACAAAGATGAATTTGAATAAATATATCGATGAAAAATGTTAATTGACTGCGAATCGATAAATTAGCGATGTAAGCCTTTATCTATTAAAGAGGAGAGCGGAGTCAGTTTGACTGTTATCGTTTTATTTCCCAATAGCCGTAAAGAAGAATGAACAATCACAAAAATAAAAATTGTAAAACTGAATTTAGCTGGAAAGTTAAAATATCATTTCATCCATTTGAAAATGATATTCAAAGAAACCATGCGTATCTTACCTGGGTTAAGGCATTTCTTAAAGGACTATCTAACAAACAGCGTAAGAAAAAGAAATGATTTTTCCTTGCATTTAATTATCATTTCAGAACTGTCTTTTTACGAAATTACGTAGACCTTAACATATTTAACGTAACATTCTTTTTTATACCAATAATAACCTTGATTACTTTGATAATTATGTGCCCAATGTTGCTTTAACAATATAAGTTTTAAAGGATTAAAAATGAATGTTGGCTTATATATTCGTGTATCCACCCTGCAACAAGTAGATAAGGATTCATTGGAATTACAGGAATCAATGCTAAAATCGTACTGTAAGACTCATGGACATAAAGTTATTAAATTATTTAAAGATGCGGGGCTAAGTGCAAAAAAAGACAATGTTAGACCCGCTTTGAAACAATTAATTCAGTTTGTTAAAGAGAAGAAAATTGACCTTGTACTTGTAACTAAGATTGATCGTATCAGTCGGTCGCTTAAAGATCTGCTTGATATGATATGCCTTTTCCATGAACATGATGTAGCATTTGTTGCCATAACTCAAAACATTGATACTTCTGGTTACATGGGAAGATTTACTTTGAATTTGCTCGGTGCAATTGCAGAACTGGAACGTGAAATGACTGCCGAACGTGTATCTGAAGTAATGCGGCATCGGGCATCAAA